CGCCAGTTTATCAATACTTCTGGCCGGCGTGGGCATCGCCGCAGTTATAGGGTTTTCAATCGGGCTGTTGCTCTACAGATACGAGTATTTCAAAGCCGCCGCGTACCCCGTAATAGACTGCCTGCGCAGCGTGGCGTCCCTTACCCTGTTCCCGCTCTTAATAGTCCTGTTGGGGCTCGGCCCCCCGGCGCAGATATTCGTCATCTTCTGGACGGCCTGGTCTGCTGTGGTTTTATCCACCCTTAACAGTTTAGACATCGATAAAAACATCGTTGAAGCCGCCAGATCGTTCGGCGCCGGAGAATGGCGGATTATTTTCGGCATCCGCGTCCCGATGGCCGCGCGGGGGATAATCACCGGAATCAGAATCGGCGTGGGGAACGGATGGATAAGCCTGATTGCCGCGGAGATGCTGGGGGCGCAAAGGGGGCTTGGGTTTTTCCTTCTCTGGAGTTCGCAGACGTTTCAATTTGAAAGAGTATACGCCTCGATTATCGTAATTGCCGCTATCGGCGGCATTGTCAATTACGCCCTGCTGCTTGCGCAGAGGGCTTTAATCAAGATCACGGGAGAAAAGTTATGAAAACAGTATTCACATTATTATTCGCGGCCATGGCCGTATTATCAATTGCCGGATGCCGGAATGAGCCCCCCGCGGGGACGATGCGGTATATCGCCTTCAGGGTTTACGACCCGGTATATATCGCATACGAAAAAGGGTTCTTTGAAAAGCGCGGCATAAACATGGAAATTATAGACCTTATTGCCGGCGGGCCTGTCGCGATACAGGCGGTTGCGGGAGGAAACGCGGAAGCGGGGCTTTCCTCCATCATGGCGATAATATCAGCCAGGGCCCAGGGGCTCCCCATTATCGGCGTGTCGGATATCCAGTCAGCCATAGGGAACCAGGCCCTCCAAGAGTTTTTTGTCCGCGCTGATTCCGGGATATACAGCGTAGCCGACTTGCGGGGAAGAACTATAGCCATAAACCTTGTCAGATCCTCCTTCCACTATACCTTGCTGATGGCTTTGGAAGCGGTTGGCCTAAGCGAATCAGACGTAAATTTCATCATCCTGCCTTTTGACCAGCAGGTGCTTGCCCTGGTTAACGGAAGCGTGGATGCCATAGGGCTTATGCAGCCCCATATCCGCAACGCCGCGGAACGCCCCTATCTCAAAAGGCTTTTTACAACCCATGACGTATTCGGAAACAAACAATTTACCCTGCACTTTGTAAACTACGAGTGGGCCCGGAACAATGAGGAAACCGCAACGGCATTTGTAGCCGCGATAGCGGACGCCGCTGCGTGGATAGAAAGCAACCAGGACGCGGCAAGGGAGATAATAGCAAGGCATACCGGGGTAGATATACGGTTTGTTGAAAACTATTATTTCCAGCCCAATGCCATGGTCGTGCTGGAAGATGCCCAATTCTGGCTTGATTACATGAGGGCAGCAAACGAAATAACCGCCGACTGGCTTCAAGTTTCCGATTTCGCCACAAACAGGTTTAACCCGTTTGTCCAGGGGGAGTAAATGAAAAAGGAATTTAAGGAAGTGGCGTTGAGCCTGTTAAAAACGCCCGAAAAGAACACCCGCATCCACCCTGAAAAGCAGATACAGGAAATAAGGCGCTCATTGCAGAAATGGGGGCAATATAAAAACATCGTCATTGACGAAAACAACCTCATTCTGGCGGGAAACGGGCTTGTCCAGGCCATGCGAGAGGAGGGCATAAAGAAAGCAAGAGCCGTTATTTTATACGGCCTGAGCGAAAACGAAAAGAAAAAGCTGATGATGGCCGACAACAAAACGGCAGGACTTGGCATCGACAACCTGACCAACATTGAGGAGCTGATAACGGAACTGGCCGGGGATTTTGATATACCCGGTTTTGACGATGACGTTTTAAACTCCATCAACGCGGCATCGGAAGAAATATCGGCTGCCCTTGATGACTATGGCAAAGCTTCAGTGGAAAACCTGGCTGAAATCGATGCCCACTCCGGCGTCAATGAAGGCGGGGAAAGCGGCGGCAATTCAGACCCGGATATAGAAACGGCAGCCGAAACGGAAAAGAAAGAAAGCGTAACCTGCCCCCAATGCGGTACGGAAGTATGGTTGTAAAGCGGGAAGGTAAAAGAACCGTCCTTGAAGCCGCCGAAAAGCGTATAATCAACGCCTTTTCCAACGGGAAAAAGGTTTATGTGTCTTTTTCGGGGGGTAAAGATTCCCTGTGCCTGTTGGGGCTGACCCTTAAATTGGCCATGCAGGGGAAAATAGACCCTTCCCTCATGATTGTCGAGTTCATTGACGAAGAAGCCATTTTTGACTGCATCGAAAGAACAGTGCTGGAATGGCGGAAAAAGGTATTATTGGCCGGAGGGCAGTTCAATTGGTTTTGCTTGGAAGTAAAGCATTTCTCGTGTTTTAATCAGCTCGAAGAGGACGAGACGTTCATTTGCTGGGATAGCACCCGGAAAAATGTATGGATACGGAAACCCCCGGCATTTGTGATTTGGAAGCATCCGCGCCTGAGGAACCGGAAAGACACATACCAGGATTTCCTCACAAAGCATAATTCAGACGGCATTTGCATAACCGGGGTGCGGATGGCCGAATCTGTCCAGAGGGCAAAATACATGACGCAATCATTCTCTGCAAAAAGCGGTTTGGCCCGGGGGAATATGGTCTGGCCTATATATGACTGGGGAGATCCTGATGTATGGCGGTATCTCCATGAGGAAAAGATAGACATACCTGAAATATACCTGTACCTGTACCAGACAGGAAGTTCCTTGAAAGACATGCGCGTTTCCCAGTTCTTTTCAGTGGACACGGCCAAATCGCTTGTCAAAATGAACGAATACTACCCTGAGCTTATGGACAAGATAATCCGAAGGGAACCGAACGCCTATCTGGCAGCCTTATATTGGGACAGTGAAATGTTCAGGCGGTCAAGCAAGAACCGCAGGAACCTTGAAGCCCCGAAGGATTATAAGGCAGAGGTTTACAAGCTCCTGAATGACCCGCGAAAAAACTTTCCTACAAAAGGCGGCATGGACAATGCCCAACGTATTATTCAGCTTCTCATAAAATACGGTTCAATCATTGAAAAAAAAGTATTCAAAACTATATATGACTGCCTTGCAGGGGGTGACCCGAAGAAAAGAACCCTCCGGGCAATAATAACGCAGATAAACTGCGATTATTCCAAGGCGAACAGAGAGGAAAAAAAACATGGAAAGTAAAATCATGGCTCCTTTGGCCACATTGCAGTGGGTTGACCGGAATAAACTGAAAGCCAATGACTGGAATCCGAATAAGGTATCAAGGGAAAACCTTGACCTTTTAACTCAATCTATCCTCTCAAATGGCTGGACTCTCCCGATAGTCTGCCGGCCTGATTACACCATTATTGACGGTTTCCACCGCTGGACGGTAGCCGGGGAAGAACCATTGAAAACCAGGCTGAACGGCAAAGTCCCTGTAGTCATAGTAAAGCACACCGATCAGGCCGGGGACGTATACGGCACAGTAACCCACAACAGGGCAAGGGGAACACACCTCCTTGAACCCATGAAAAACATAGTAAAGCGGCTTCTCTCCCAGGGGAAAACAGTCAAAGAAATAGGAAAAGCCCTGGGAATGAAGCCGGAGGAAGTATTCCGCTTATCTGACCTTTCCAAAGAGCATTTTTTGCAGATTATGGCTTCACGATCCGATGGCTACTCTAAAGAATTGTATATGCGGAAAATGTGATAGCTTGCCATTTTAGGAAAAGGGTGTATAATCCAAAATAGACCGGAAAACGGCGAGGAAACGGCGAGAAATGGCAAATAATGAAAATTTACTCAAGGGGAAAGCAACCCAATTCTCAAGTGAAAATCAGCCGGTAAATCCCGGACGCAAGCCATCCGTGTTGCGCTTCATTAGGGACGAGGGCGTATCCGTCACAGATATAAAACGTGTTATTTGGAGTTTGATTTGGGAATATGATTCCGAAGAGCTTGCGGCGCTATTAAAAACAAAGCCGGCCAAAAAAAAATCCAAAGGCAAAGAACAAGAACAAGAGGAAGAAAAGCCTACCCCTATTCCAATGGGTATAAACATTGTGCTTGGAGCGCTCACCGAGGACTTGAAAAAAAAGAGGCTTGAAAACTTCGAAAAGCTCATGGACAGAACTTCCGGTAAGCCTACACAGACTGTAGACGTAAAGACACCCGGATTATCTTTTACAGCTTTGACCCCAGAGGAAAGGGATAAACGTATCGTGGAGTTTTTAAAGAACAGTGAACATAAAAAATCTGTTAAAAAATCTTAATGAAGATGAAAAATTTGAATTGTTAAACCTCCTTGAACAGAAAGAGCTTGAGAAAGTAACCCCGAAAATGGAGCGCTTCCGTGAACCCCGGAGAATCAAACTTGCAAAGGGCGGGCGCGGGGCCGGGGCAAAATCATGGTCATGCGCTTCGCTCCTTGTTCAAAGGGCGCACCGGGAGCCGTTGCGGATTGGGTGCTTCCGCGAGGTTCAGCGTTCCCTTGAAGAGTCATGCTATTCCCTGATTCGTGAGACAATTGAACGGCTGCGATACCCTGGGTGGACAATAACGCGGGATCATATTAATTCCCCGGCTGGGGCGCATTTTATTTTTCGTGGGCTAAAAGACATTATGGCCGCCATGCAGGTAAAAGGGCTTGAGGGGTTTGATGTATTTTTCATTGAGGAAGCGTCAACCGTGTCCAAGGAATCAATCAAGATGATGCTTCCGACCTTGCGCAAGGAGGGCTCGGAATTATGGGCCGTATGGAACCCGGAGACTGACTATGACCCTATTTACACCGAATTATGGCTGCCGGAAAGGGATGATGTACTCAGAATAGAACTGGAACCCGGCCTGGCAGACAATCCGCATTTTCCAAAAGTGCTACAGAGCGAAATGGAAACTGATTACCGTAATAACCCGGACGATGCAGAATACATCTGGGGAGGAAACCCCAGGAAACAGGGCGAAAACGCCGTTATGAGCCGGGTTGACGTACGGGCGGCGGCAAGCCGGATTGCTGAGGAAACCGACCCAGACGAGATAGGGGTGGACGTGGGGCGCTTCGGAAAGGATAAGACCCAAATGTACCGCCGGCGCGGAGCCAAAACAATAGCCCACCGGGAACTGTCCAAAAAAGACACCCAGTTTGTTGCCAAAGAAGTTTGGGAGTTTGCGGACAAAGATCGGAGTATCGCGATCAAAGTAGACGATACAGGGATTGGCGGCGGTGTCACTGATCGGCTTGCAGAACTGGGTGCGAACGTTATCCCTATAAACTTTGGTGGATCGCCAAAGGACAAAAAGAAGTATGAAACCGTAGCCGATGAAATGTGGTTTGATTTTCCGATTGATGTAGCTGAGATACCCAACGATCCGCAGCTCTTGCAGGAACTTGGCGGCAGGCTGTATGATCATGATAAAATAGGGCGCAGAAAAATTGAGCAGAAAAAGAAATTCAAAGAACGCTTTGGCAGATCGCCGGACAAAGCGGATGCGTTGCTTTTATGCTATTATCCATGCAAGAGTGGCGCTCTTGATAATGAACTACGAAAACAAATGGCGGCTCGGCGCAGGAGGGGTGAATGAGGCTGAAAATGATTTACAAGTGCGAAAACTGCCATGTCGAATACATGGGCGACTTTAAGATTGACCATGATAAAAAATGCTCGAAATGCGGCGCTTTTATGAAAATAAGACTATGGCAAGCCGATGAGCAGGCAAGCGATTTTAAAGAGCTTGGATGCAAGGATTAGCGGGGAGGAAAACAATGAGCGATAGCGTATTACAGGGCAGACACTTTCAGAAAATAGTCGGCCCGTTATTCTGGAAAAAAGGCGGTGAAAGCAACCAGAGCCTTGGAAAGCGGCACCATCCGAACAGGCCGCAAAGAGTGGACATGACCGGTGGATTGGCGGCAAACGCCGACCTGCTATACGGTCTGTTTTACGGGGAAGAAGCGGGGCTTCAGTTCGCCTCCCCGATGGCTTACACCCCGGTCAACGTGCCGACTAACCTGATCGGCATACCAACGCCGAAAGCGCCGGACGAAAAGACCCAGGAAGCGTTAAAGGACATCATTGACGATAATAGCGATGACTTCCCCGGCATTGTGCAGGCCTACCTGCTTATCGGAACGGCTTGGCGCTGGTGCCGCTACAGCCAGAAGCTGGGCCGGGTAATTTGGGAGACTATTCCCGACCAAAATATCACCGACATTGAAATTGACCTTGATACCAACGAAATCAACGTTGTTTGGGATCACGTAATGATTCAGTACATTGACAACTACAACGAGGTTAAGTACGCCGAACGCAAGCGCCGCATAGGGCGGGATTACATACAGATATGGTGGACCGGCGATGGCGGCAACCGGGAGCTGAGGAATGACAAAATGAACAACCCCTTCGGGTTTATCCCGATTCCGTTCAGCCACGAATGCAAGGAAAACGAGTGGCGGGGGCATTCCATATTCGGGCGCAATCTCAGGTTGCTCAAGTCAACCCACGACATTCACCTGAAAAGGCACGAGATACTGGCACGGTTCAATCCGAAGCTGGTACAGTCTACGGAAGGTGACGGTACTGCCTGGATTAGAAATAATTACGGCGACAGTGGAAGGATCGATGACGTGAATCCGTTTGAGGATGAGTTCTTCATCAACATCAAAGAGGAAAAGACCGAGTTCCTCTATCTGAACTCGGATGCTACCCGGCAGCACAGCGAGGCGATTAACGCGAACAACAAGCTGATCATTCTGGCTTCCGGCGTTCCTGAAATATTCTGGCCGGGTCTTGCAACCGGAAACCACGCAAGCACCGAGATACAAAAAGACCTTGGCATTGCGTATATTCACGGATTGCGCCGGGAGCTGAACCGGTCTTTTGCGCAGCTCTTTAACCAGACATTAACCATCAGGGGATTCATGGAGCAAACCCGCTACAGCGAGGTGGAGAACAACTGGGATCAGTTTGAAATGGTAAGCAAGGAAGTCCAGGCAAGAATATTCCAGATGTTCACCCAGGGTCTTGGCTCAATTATCAATAACGCCAGCATGGGTTACGATGACATCAAATACTTCATCGACAAGTTTTACCCTGAT